TGGGGATGACCGTCGACTCGTCTATGCGGACGCGCTGGCCGCCGTTGAACGAGTTGGTGGACCCGCGGGCCTGGGTACGGATGATCTGGGAGTCCGCCCCCAGCACGACGTCGTTCGTCACGGCGGTCGTGGGCTGCACGTTGCCGTTGCCGATGATCGTCACCGCGCCGTAGTTGCACTTCCCGGCGTTGGTCGTGAAGCAGGTCGACAGGGTCGGCGTCGCCAGGAGCGACGTGCCGTCGCTGATCTCGCGGGCCGCGTTCACGTCGTACAGCACGGCGTTCGGCCCGGTGGAGATGCCGATGTCCCCGAGGAAGTGGTCGTACACGCTGACGTGGGCCAGCTGGGCGTGGGTGGTGTTCGTCAGGTCCAGCACGTTGATGGGCTGGGTGCCGGCGGGCTGGCCGGGGACGCCCCCACAGGTGTTGCCGCCCGCGTGGCAGTCCGCGACGCGGAGGCACGTTCCCGCACCGCAGTCCGCGTTGACCTCGCACCGCAGGCCCGGGACGGTCGAGGCGTTGTCGCACTCCTGGCGGCACGAGCGTCCAGTCGTGGTGCAGGACTGGTAGGGGTCGGCCTGGTACGCCCAGAAGGAGCAGTTCTCGATGAAGACGTCGGACGACAGGACGCCCGCGTCTCGGAACATCCAGTGCGTGCCGGCGCTGTTGGCGAACTGGGTGGTCTGGGTCGCGGGGTTCGCGGACGCACCGAAGGACGAGATGCAGGTTCCGCCGCCCAGGCAGTCTGCGTTCGTCAGGCAGTGCGCCCCGGGGTACGTACCGACTGCGTTGCAGTACTGCTCGTTCACGAAGAAGCCCGCGGACTGGTCCGCGCACAGGATGTGGACGTTGTTCGGCAGCGTGATCGCTGCGTTGTTGATGCCGATCCCAGGGGACGTGAGGCCCAGCCGGCACTGCGGCGGGATGAGCATGGTGGCCCCGGTGGACTGCAGGGTGTTCAGGGCGGTCTGGACGCCAGAGCGCGAGTCAGCGCTGCCGTCGCAGAAGACGTTCGCGAACGAGTCGATCCGGATGATGCCGCTGACGTTCGACTGGCAGGTCAGGGCATCGCTGCTGGTGGTGTAGTTCATCCCCGAGCCCTTGGCGTTGCACTGGGGGGAGTGAATCTTCATCGTGATGGACTTCGAGGGACCATCCGTGATCGAGTCGACCGAGGGGCCGACCGCGGTGAACAGGAGCAGGTCCCCGGGGGCGATGGTGATGTTGCTGACGCCCGAGCTACTGTTGATGGTGAACGGCCCGGTAGGCCCAGTAGCGCCCGTGGCACCCGTCGGGCCAGTCGGCCCGGTGGCCCCCGTCGCTCCCGTTGCGCCGGTCGTGCCCGCCCCAGTGGGTCCAGTCGGTCCCGTAGGCCCTGTCGGGCCTGGGACGGTGGATGCCGCCCCGGTTGCACCCGTAGCCCCGGTTGCCCCTGTCGCGCCGTTCGTACCGTTGGTCCCATTCGTGCCCGCGGTACCCGTCGGCCCGGTGGGTCCGACTGGCCCCTGGACCGCGTTCACGGTGATGGTCGTGCGGGAGTTCGGCGCGTCGTTCGCGCATACGATCCCGGTGCCCAGGCAGTTGAGCACCAGCTGCTGGGGCAGCGGCACGCTCTGGTTGAGCACCGTGGCGTAGCCGCCACCGGCCCCGCCGGACCCCGTGCAGCGCTCCGTGCCGCTGCTGTCCCGGGCGCACCAGCCCGCCGCCGCCTTGCAGTAGATGTACTCCAAGCCCACCGGGGGGATGCCCGCCGGGGTCACCTCCGGGCAGATGACCTGGGGCGTGTCGGTCGCGCTGAACTTGATACCCGGCTTGAAGACGTAGTACCCCCCGTCGACCGGAATCTCGGTCGCGAACGCTGCGCTCGCCAGGAGCAGGATGGCGGCTACGAGCCTCATGCAGGCCCGAGGAGTCCCGTGATGAAGATGCTCGCCGTGCCGCCCGTGAGGGCGACAGGGATTGCGAAGCCCACCCAGCGAGTCAGCACCGGCAGGTACACGTAGTCGGGGACGGTGAACGACTTCACCAGGGGGCACTGGCCGGCAACCGTGGGCGGGGACGCCTGGTCACTCAGCGAGTGGTAGACGTTGACCACCTGGCCGGTCCACGAGCCCTCGACGTTCACCTGGAACGGGACGTTCGCAGCGTTCTTCACGTTCTGCGCGACGCCTACACCGCCGGTCACGTTGGACAGGTCGAACCAGACCACCGCGAGTTGCTGGGCGAGAGTGTTGAGCGCCAGCGTGCCGCGGACGACCAGCTGCCCCTTGTTCTGCGTGAGGTACAGGGCCATCAGGCAACCCCACAGGTGGTGGCCGAGCCGCCAGCGGGGGCGACGACGTTGGTGCCGACCCACTTGGTGCCGTTGCAGACGCAGGTCAGGGACACGGTGTTGTCGTAGAGGATCAGGCCCTTGGTGCCCGCGGCGCAGGTTACCAGGGGCTCCGTGGCCGGGGTCAATGGAACTTGCTTGATAGTTCCAGCGGCTGAGAACATACTCTCCAAGACGCGCTCCGCCTGCGAAGACCAGAAAAAAGCGGACGCCCCCATCACGGTGTACATGAGGATCACGGCGGCGAGCGCCCAGTGGACGAGTCCAATTCGGAAGATGTATCGCATGATGCTCCTAGTTGCAGGCCCAGGCGGGGCCGCCAATCCGCCGCCCGATGGACGTCAGCGCGCCTGCGGCGCAAGGGTTTGCGGCGGTGGTGCCGGTCACGCGGACCGAGGACCCGAAGTCCCAGGCCGGCAGCGAGCCGACGGCGATGGACAGTAGGGGGTCGATGACCAGGGTGCCGGTCGAGCCGTTGTCCCGGATCGTCGCGCCGTTGTTGTAGTACAGCTGGGTCCCCGTGACCGTGTTGTCTTCCAGGTCGATCGCGGCGACAGAGAAGTTCGCCGTGTCGATCATGTTGTTAGATATGTTGTTGTTGGCCGAGCCGGCTCCCTGGATGTACACCCCGTACTGGACGGTGCTGGGGGCAGTCAGCGTGCCCTTCTTGATCGTGTTGTTCTGGATGATGTTGTTCGCGGCTCCGAGGATGGTAATGCCGAACGGCGTGGAGGCCGGTGGCGTGCCGTGGTTGGCCCAGTGGGTGTCGGTGATTGTGTTGCCGGTAATGGTGTTCCACGCGGAGTTGTTGGAGTTGCCGAGCGCGATGCCGAAGTTCTGGTGATCGCAGGTGTTGCCCGTGATGGAGGATATCGAGGGGCCGGCGGTCGTCACGGTCGAGATGCAGCAGTCGGAGCCGTCACGGTAGACCGAGTTCTCTACGGTGTTGTTCACACCAGAGAGTTCCGTACCGCAGGCCGAGGAGTTCACGATGAGGTTGTTGGAGATACTGACGTCATCGACCTTGGTGAACGTCTTGATGGCGTACCCCGGGCGGAACCACTCGACCTCGTAGAGGTCGCCGTTCGTCGGCGTCAGGTCGACACCGCTCGGGTCGTACCAGCGGAACACCGTGATGACGGTGGTGGAGTTGCTAGAGTTCGCCGCTTCACCAAGGGTCATCTTGAACAGGGTGTACGAAGCGCCCACGAGCGGCGGGGCCACGGTCCGCTTGGTGACGTTGTCGCGCCAGGGGGTGAGCGTCAGGACGGTGGCGCTGGTGCGGGTTTCGACCTGCGCGAAGCTGGTGCCGCTGCGGATCAGGTCGCCGCGCAAGGTCGTCGCCGGGAAGTTGGCTGCGCCATCCGTGACGGTGTTGCCGCTGACGACCGTGAAGGTGCCGGTCTGGTTCACATGCAAGACGCGAATGAAGTTGAACACGGGGACGCCGCTTGCGGTGAAGGGAGCACTCGAATCGGTGAGGGTCGTGGCGGTGTAGGAGACCGTGCCGCCCGAGTTTGTGTTGCGGGTCGTCTGGGTCATGAACCCGTGGTCGTCCCAGATGTTCGTGATGCGGAGCTTCTTGGCGGGGCCTGCGGCGTAGATGGAGTCGTAGAGGTACTCGAACTGCGTCCCGTCGATCCCCGTGTCGTTGGAGTCGTTGTCGACCCGGATGCCACGGGGCTGCTGCGTCGCCACCTCAAAGTCCCCGTGCCCGTAGATGTGGCCACCGTAGATGCGGGTCCCCGAGGCTCCGTTCACCAAGATGCCCTGGCCAGTGGTCAGGTCCAGGTCCACATTCTGCACCACGCAGTCGTGGGCGTTGCCGCGGAACTTGAGGGCGTTCGGAGTCGACGCACCCGTCAGCGCGCCACGAATGGTCAGGTCGCGGATCGTATAGCGGACGGTTGAGAAGTGGGGCTGTTGCGCGCTGCTGTCGGTGATGCAGTCCAGGGTGTTCAACAGCGCGCAGTCGATCACCGTGGTGTCGCGGCCCGACCCCTGGAAGGTGCAGTTCTGGAAGCCCTCGGGGACCACCAGCTGGGTCGCGAAGAGGTACCGGCCTGGGGGGACGAGGATGGTCCCGCCGCCTGCGGCGTTGCAGGCGACCGCGGACGCGAAGAACGCCGGGGCTGCGTCGTGCGAGCCGTCGCCCACGTTCTGTCCCAGGGTGAAGATGGGGTTCTGGACGTTGGAGGCGGGGCTGTACTTCGGGCTGTTGAGCAGCTGCAGGTTGAAGTCCATGCCGTTCGAGCGCCAGTCGCAGGCGCAGGGCTGCGGCATGAGGAAGCCGTTCGTGCCGACGATGGGCGGACCGGCCCCAGGGTTGCAGCCGTTGGGGCAGTCGGATGGCGCAGCCCAGGCGTTGACGGCGAGCAGCAACGCGAAGAGGAGGCGGACTACCACCCGCCCCCTCCCCAGCCCTGCTCGGAGCCCGTGGTGTCGCTGCCGGGTTCCGAACCGGGGATGAACCACAGCCGGGTATCACCCGCGACCGTGGCCTCCGTCCGCAAGTTCAAGAGGAATGTCAGGTCATCGGTAGCTCGATCGTTCCGAATCATGTCCTCCATCTTCTTATCCCAGTAGGTTTCCTGGGCACGCACTTCGTTGCGCCACAGGCCGGCGGCCTCGACGGACCCCGCGCGCTGGGACTTCGCCATCTCGTAGCGATAGATGTCGATGAGGACACCCGCCTTCATCAAGGCCACGTCGACCTCGTTCGGCAAGACGTCACTGCGCCTCAAGTCCCGGCTGATGGGGTACCATGTGAAGACGACCTGTTCCCGCTGGGTGGGGTACGGGTAGAACTCCACCAGGCGGCGGGCGGACTCCGGGTCCGCGCCCACGTCCACGACGAACGCGGGGCCGAACGCCACGAGCCGCCGGGACGGATTGCTGCGCGCCGCAGCCAGGCTGGACCGGATGGGCAGATGCCGGCCCAGGCGCATGTGAACGAACTCCCCCATGAACCGCAGGTTCGGGGGCATCTTCGTGAAGCGCTGGACGATCTTGTAGCCGGTGGTGCCGAGGCCGGACTCCGCGTACACGGACGCCAGGATCAGCTGCGCGGCGGTGGCCGACGGCAGCACGTCGATGATCTGGTACCAGTTGCGCTGCGCGCGGAAGTGGCGACCGATCAGGTCGGACGTCCACACGGGGGAGGCCGTCGCGTCGCCTACGACCGTGGCCGAGCCCGGGGTGATAGACCCGGTGCCCGTGGTCAGCGGCGCAGGTATCGTCAACTCACCCACCCGGCGAAGGTGCTTGAACCGCGCCTGGGAGGTCAGTTCACGATACCGCTCACTAGCCCACTTGACCGTACGCAGGAGGCCGGCGTCCGTGCTGACGGCGGCCATTGCACTGCGAGCTACGTCTTCTGCCGTCGCCATGCGGTGAGCTTACCCCCTCACCGCGCTGTGTTAACTGCGCGTCAGCGGGTGCTTGTGGATGAAGCGGGCCGAGCGGGGCTGGCGGGTGCGGAGTTCGCGCTCCTCGGCTACCTCGCCCCACTCCGCGTCGCGGACTAGGTGCATGGTCCGTTCCACGAAGGGGCGCTGTTCGGCGGGGATATCCCGCAGACGCTTGAGGCCCCGCTTCACAGCAAGGGCCTGTTCAAGGTGGGATTCTGTCAGTGTCATCAGATTTCTTCGAGGCAGAGGAACTGGGTGACGTTGACGATGGCGACGGCTGCGCCCGCGGCCTGGGCTGCGAGGACCATGCCGAGGTTGGCCGTGGGGATGTTGGCGTCCGAGGACGTGACGCTGCCGGCGAGCCGGCCATTGACGTAGCAGGAGATGGCCCCCTGCGCGGTGCTGACTGCGCCAACGCCGAGCCCCCCGAAGTCGACTAGGAAGCCGAGTTCGATCTGGGTTGCGGCGACGAGCGGCTGACCCGCCAGGGCGCACACGTTGGTCACGGAGGTGGACGTACCCGCCTTGCGGACCTGGAAGATGAAGTCGGTGCCCGCGCCGGTCTTCGAGAAGAAGATGCCGTCCGTGGGGAAGGTGGTGATGTCGGCAGGGTCGGAGGACCCGAGGCCCAGCTGCAGGACGCCGGACGCCACGGTTGTGATGGCCAGCCGGCACGAGAAGAAGATGCGCTTCCCCGCGACGACGGCGTACGGGGTGGAGAGCGTACCGGCTGCTGCGCCCGAGAAGATGGACGCCTGGTTACCGCCGGCTGCGCCGGTCGTGATGATGAGCGAGCCCCCGGTGATGTTGCCCTGGGTGATGGTGCCGCCGTTGGTCAGGGCGTTCGAGGACAGTGAGCCCGCGATGGACGAGGCTGCGTACGGGCCGGGATACCGAGTCCCCGCCATGACTGCGTACCCGAACTGGCGGGGCTTCTCGTCGGGGCCTGCCGTGACGAGGAACGGCTGCGACTCTGCGTTGTCGCCGTAGATGCCGTTCAGGTAGGGGTAGAAGTTTCCTACCCCCGCCCCGGCGTTGATGCCCGAGGTCTGATAGAGAATCGGACCCCGGAATGCGCTTCCACTGGCCATGGATCAGCCTCCGTTCGAGCCGTCGACACCCTTCCAGGAGCCGAAGCCGGGGACGTGCCGCTGGTACACGGTCGCGATGGCGTTCTTGCTCCACGGATCATCGAACACGTCGAACAGCGGACGGGTCCGGAAGAAGAAGTTCAGGTCGTGGACGCCCTTGCCGGCGCTCAGTAACCACTGCTTGGAGAGGGTGAAGTAGTGGACGATCATCCACCGGAGGTCATCCTGCAGGAGGGCGTTCTGCTCGTTGTCGGCGGTGTACGGCTTGCCGACGGAACCGAGCACCTCACGGGCAACGAAGCGGTTTTCCGGAGCAACGAGCGCCATCACCGGGGCCATGAGCCTCGGCAGACCGCGGTCGTTCTTCATGTTCTCGAAGCGTACGAGAGAATTCTGGACTCCGAGGACTGAGAAACCGATGTCGGGGGTGGGCCGGTTGCCCTGCGTCGATCCGTCGAGGTTGGTGTGGGTCACCGAAAACAGGGACTCCGCGGCTGTGAAGCCAGTGAAGCTGGTGGAGAACCCGTTGTTGATGATCGACCATGCCTCGACCTCGATCTTGTTTCGGGACGAACGAGCTAGCTCGCTGACGAGTTCTCGCATCACGCCGTACTGGTCATCTGCCCACATGGGGTAGGTGATCTCGACGGCGAGACCGAAGGGCAGCGCCTCGTAGTCCTTCGTGGAGCCGAGGATGGGATCGTCCAGAGGGAACTGCTCACCTTCCGGCATGACCCCGAGGGTCCCCAGGCCGCTGACCTGTCGGTCAGTGACGGGGTTCCACGGCATGTCGTCCACGTTGAAGTACTGGTTGAACTCCGGGGGGCGCTCTTTGCCGGTCTCGATGTACACCCGATAGAGGTCGGGCTTGAGGAACGCGGCGAACGCTGCTCGTTTGATAGCCATGTTTCTTCCTTACACTCCGCTGTAGGCGGTCGCTTCGGGGAGGAACGTGAATTCCACCAGCGAAGTGCCGCTGTTGCCTGGCGACGGAGTGTCACTCGCCGTTGCGCCGACCGGGTCGATGAGCGCCAGCACCAGGCAGCAAGTGTTACCCGTACCCGATGCACCGTCCGTGACCTTGGCGCTGTCGAGGAACCACAGGGTCGACGGGGCGTCCTTCGTGAGTCCGAAGGTCGAGCCGACGTCCGTGGCGACGAGCGCCCGCGTGAGCGCAGCGTTCGACAGGGTGCCCTTGAAGGTGAGCCCCGGGATTGCCGGGACGTAGGTGAAGTCGATGTTCGGGAAGTTACCGCTGCCGGACCCGGTGAGGATCAGGCCCGCCGACACGCCCTGTTCGCTGATACCAGCGACGCGGCCAGTCGTACGGTTCGCGGCTCGTGTACCCGAGAACTCGATCATGTTACCGGCTGCGTTTGACAGCGAGACGGGGACGCCCTTGCTGAACGTGTTGCCGGTCACACCGGCCTTCTGCGAGGGAGTCGAGTACTGACCCGACCTCCGCAGCGGCCTCATCTGTGCTGGTGCAGCCATTCTGTTCTCCTGTTAGTAGCTTGCTCGCCGTGACCCGGGGGAATTGAGTCGGCGCTGAGCGCGCATGGCGCGCTGAACCTGGGTGGGGAGTTGGTCCCCAGTCGTGACCTTCGTTCCGAAGCGGTCGGCTGCGGCCAGCAGTTCGTCGCTGGGCTGGTCGGCACCGCGCTGCATAATCATGCGCTTGCGGGCCTGTTCCTTTTCGAGGGCTTCCCAACGGGACTTGGGGATTCGCATCAGGAGGCAGTCGGCCACCCAGCGCTCGCCCGTGACGGCCATCCCCGGGAACTCGCGCCCCTCGGGCATGTCGCCCACGACGCGCTCCCAGCCCTCGGCCATGTTCCGCCAGACGAACTGACCCGCGAACTTCCCGTAGGGATCGCGGTACGTCAGGCAGTACTGGTAGTCGGGCTGCATGTTGTCGATGTGGACGTCGCCCGTGCGGGTGAACTTCTGGGCGACTTCGCGGTCGATCTTCATGCGGTCGGGGTGGATGCCCTCGGCCTGCATCTCGTTGGCGAGTTCCTCAGCCTTCTGGGTGAGGTCCTCGGCACGCCGCTTGAACTCCTCTCGGCGGGTGTGACCCGACGGGGGAAGCTCGACGTTGAGCGGGGAGTCGGGAGTGACCCCCGGATCAGTTACCGGCATGGGGACCTCGGGTGCCGCGCGAGAAGGTCTTGGAACCCATCGCGACGTTGGGGTACTCGTCTATCGGCTCGTCGTACTTGGAAGCGATCTTGATGTAGTCGGACCAAGAGTCGTAGCCGGCGGCCTGCGCCCAGCTGTCAGCGTTCATTCCCTTGCCGCGCTCCTGGAGCGCTGCGATCCCTTCCTCACCTGCGAACTCCTCGATCGACGGGACGCGCAGGCGCTTGCCCTCACCCATGTCTATCTCCGCGTTCCTTGGAGCCGACTCGGCGCGGGGCTCCGAAGCGGTCCGCAGGGCCTGCTCGCGGGCTTCCGCGATCAGTTCGTGCGTGTGCGTGCCGACGACCATGGCGAGAGTCGTCTTCCAGGTCTGCGGGTCGGCGCGCACTTCGGCGGGCATTTCCTTGACGAGGGCTTCGACCTCGGGGAGGAAGCGCTTGTGCTCGTTGGGGAGCGCTCCGACGACCTGATTCCGAGCGACCTGCTCCAAGGTGTTCATGCCGACGTTGCGGAGCGGGTTCAGTTCGCGGGTGCGAACATCGTGAACTGCGGCGTTGACACGATCGTTGATGAGGCCGGCGATCTTGTTCGCGGCTCCCTCGCCCGACTGCAGGGCCGTCTCGACGTCCGCGACGGTCACCGTGGGGACGGGGGCCTGCGGGGTAGCGGGACCAGGCTGCGGAATGAAGCGCTCCGCGAGTCCAGTGATCCGATCCATGAGAGCGGTCTGCGAGGCCACGAGGTCATCCTTGGTGATGAACTGCGGCGTGGGTTCTTGGGGCTTCACGGCTTCGGGCTCGGGCTCCGGGGCGCGTGAGAAGAGTTCAGCGAGACGCATTCGAGAGGCGTTCCTTTCTGTTTTGCTCAACGAGGAACAGGATCATCTCGATCCCATCCACCCGACCAGCTTGACGTTCGTGGCTTGCAGAATCGACACGACGCAGCTTATCAAGCTCACGGTCACGATGATCGCGCAGCCACGCAATGTGGTCATCATACGCATCGGAGTCGCGAGATAGAACGGTTTCCCATTTCCGCATCAGGGTATTTCCTCAGAACGGTGTGTCAACCAGCCGGCCCGGGGGATGGAGGCGCGGGGGGGCCACCAGGCCCGCCACCCCCGGCCCCACTGTCACCACCGCCACCCTGGTCCCCACCGAACATCTTCTGCATGATCGCGCTCGTCTGCTGCGCCTGGGCCTGCTCGGGGGTCTGCTCCTTGAGGAGCTTGTCGGTGTCGAGCAGCAGGGGCTTGGGATCGCGAATCTGGTCGTACGTCCGCAGGGTGCGGTCGGCCATCTCGTTCGCCGCGACGATGATCTGCTTGGCGATGTCCCGAATCTCAGGCGGGGACTGCGGGTTGACGGCCTGCGCCAGCAGTTCCATGGCCGGCTTGTAGTACTGCGCGAACATGAAGTTGGAGACCTGCAGCATCGCCTGGCGGTCGGCCTCGCGGTTGGTCTGCGGGGTGGCGGACGTGAAGTCGACGCCGACGTACTTGCGGTAGTCGGCCATCTTGAGGATGTCGATCACGTCCTTCGCGTCGTCCCCGATGACCGAGCGCATGTGGTTCTCCATCTGCTGCGCGGGACCGCCGCCCATCTTGAGGCGTTCGCGCTGGCGCAGGAGGCACTGACGGAGGGCCTCTGCGGTGGCCAGGCGCATCTGGTCGAAGGGGGGGATGAACCTCCGGTTCATGGCCTGAATCTGGGAGAGCGCCGTGATCCCCGGGGTTCGGGTCCCGATGTTCTTGGACTCGTTGGCGCTGCTGCCCGCCTGGCCCTCGGTGCCCACGCGGCGCTCGGCCATCGCGTTGATGAGGCCCTCGGCTTCCGCCGACGACGGGTACACGTCCGACAGGCGGTGTTCCTGTAGCGCGCCGACCTCGCGGACGGGGATGATCTTCCCCGGGTGCATCACCATGGACTCCGGGACGGAGCCCTCGACGGCGGACCAGCAGCGGGTGTTCGCCAGGAACATGTTGAGCAGGCGGTAGTTGTGGACCTCCGTGTTCTCTTCCTGGTGGGGGCGCAGCATGGACATGACGCCGAGGCCGTAGGCGAGGTCCGGGCGCAGCTGGTAGCGCATGGGGACGATCGCCCGCTCGTCGTACGGGTAGTAGTTGACGTCGAGGACCTTCTGGCTGCTGCGATCGAAGATGACTTCTAGGTCGAGTTCCGTGCCGTCGTTGTGGTAGTCGTACCTCATGGCGATACGATAGATTTCAAAGTACTCGTAGTAGTTGTTGGACCCGGTGGTGAGGCTGACCCATTCGTACTGCTGGCGGACCCAGTCGGTCATCGCGATGGGCATGGCCTTGGAGGTGTCCCAGCCGCATTTCTTCCGGTAGAGTTCTAGCTCGCCGGGGGTCATCCAGAAGCGCAGCGCCACCCAGCGGTCGGCCTGCAGGTTGCCGCGCGAGCCGCCCATGAAGAGGACGTTCTCCGGGGCGATGGGGATGATCCGCGGGCCGCGGTCCACGATCTTTGCGAACCTCGTCTGGACGGTCTCCTCGACGTACGGGACGTAGAACGCGGCGGTGCCCAGCTGGATGTTGTTGAGGTAGGCGTGGTCGGTGGCCTCGCGCATGCCGCAGTCGTTCGCCGCGACGTAGTTCACCCAGCGCTGCATGGCCTTGGCGTGGCGCTCGAACTTCTCGTCGTTGGCGCGGCACGTCAGGAGCGGGTCGCCTGCGTAGATGGTGTCGATGGCCTGGGCGTACAGCGTGTCGCAGTGCTGCGCGCCGAGGGGGACCTCGATGTTCGGGGCGTCGGGGATGGGGGACGAGCGATACTGCTTGCGGGGGTGGGCAGCGTACTGTCGGCGGCACTCGCGCCAGTCAGCTTCCTGGGGGTGCCGTGCCGACAGGGCGTTCTCGATTTCCCACGAGCAGCAGCCGGCGAGTTGGTTGTCCGCCTCGGCGGTGCGCCGAAGCTCGGGGACGTTCGGGAGAATGTCGATGGTCCGACCCATCGACTACGACCCCGCGATCAGCGTCCGAACGGTGGCGGACTGGCCGCTGTTGTTCTGCAGGAGCGGCGAGCCGCCGGTGAGGTTGCAGTCGAACAGGATCATCACGCCGCCGGGGTTGAGGGTGATGGGGTTGGTGGCGGAGTTGTTCACGCCGATGGCGACGGTCTGGTCGGCTTGGAGGATGAGCGCCTGGATGTTGGTGGTCATCTCGCCGGTCGGCAACGCCACGAAGGACGCGCTGGTCGCGCGGATGGCCGTCATCGGCTGCGACTCTGCGGGGGAGATGCGGCGAATGATGGGCGACGTGGCGATGGGGACGTCGTCTACGTCGATGGAGACCGTGATCCGGAGCGTCGGCATCAGGGGCCGATGCAGCGCGCCTTCTCGCGGAGCAGCAGCCACATTGTGAGTGTGGTGCCCGCGTTGTTCGCGCCAACGCCGGTCACGATGAGCTTGAGGTACTTGGCCAGGACCGCTGGGAAGGGGTACTTGTGGAAGCCCTTGGGGTCCGCGGCGAAGTCGGTGTTGGTCGACGCGGTGATTGGGGGGTTGTCCCCGATGGACTCGAAGATGACCAGGGGGTCCAGGAAGACCTCGGGTGGGTAGTTCGACACGGACGAGTGCCCGCCGATCCAGTCGATCTTGATGTCGGCGGTGCCTGGGGAGGCCAGCTGGAACATGACGGCTTCGACCCGGTCGATCGCGTCGATCGCCAGCGAGGGCGACGTAACCACCCCGACACCGTTGACGGCGGTGCCCGGGGGGAACATCAGGGCTTGAAAGAGATGGTCAGACATGCTTGCTGAGCAGGTCGGTCGGCTTGGCGCTCATCCCCGCGCCCACCATGAAGGCGGCGACGAGGGACGCAACGGTGTGGTCGCCCGAGGCGTACAGCACCGCAACGGATACGAGCCCCGCGACGACGTGGTCGATCAGCGGCTTGAGTGCGCTCATGCGGGCACGCTAGCACCCTTGGATGGTGTGCCAAGCGGGGTGGGGCACAGCCGGTGTTCGTGCAGGAATTTCAGAGCCTCTTCCAGTCGGCTGACGGGGTCAGTGCGGTACATGAGGTCGGGGATGTCGAGGCCGTCCGCGGTGGCGAGCAGCGCGGATCGCATGGCGGTAACGTCCGTTCCGGTCGTAACGGCAGCACCGAGGAACCCCGAGCCGCAAGCGGAGACGGGTCCATCCCGCTCGCACGCGACGTCCTCGGGCCAAAACGAATGGTCGTCCAGTACTGCGGACGGTAGTGGAAGGCCCACTTGTTGCTTGTCATCCTTGGAGTTCTCCATGGGTTGGGGGGGCATGGAGAGCCGCAGCGTCATCCCTGCCTTCTTGGGTCGGTAGAACTGGGAGAGGCCGCCCTGGGCGAACTCCGTCAGCTGGGTGGCGAGCGACTCATCGAAGATGGCGCACGACGCCTGGGTGGAGTCCCAGCCGGTACGCATCGTCCATTCCAGGCCGTAGACGTCGAGCGTCGGGGTGATGATGGTGTTGACCGCCGCGATGCCGACGTAGTTGCTAGCGGCGAGCGCATCGAGGAACGGGGCCAGGGCCAGTTTGACCAGGCGGCAGGACTCCGGTATCTCCCACACGATGTTGCTGGCGCAGCCGAGCGCGGGGCCATGATCCCCGACCATGAATTTCTTCTCTTCGATGGTTACCTCGAAGGATACTGGCTGCTTCCCGTCGAACCAGACCGCTACGTCAATCTCACAGCCGTCTGGGGCGGGGGCCTGCAAAACGAAGCGGGGAACCTTGGCGAGTTGTGGGCGAGCCCAATGGAGGAAGCGGAGGAGCGTCTCAGTGTCCCCCTTGCGGGTCATCGCTTTGGGGACGTGACCGTCCGGCTTAAAGTACCAGTCACCTTCCGCCTGTCGCAGGAATTTCTCAGCAGCTGGCAGATTGTCGAATGCGTGTGTGGTGGACATCCGGAGACCGGCATGTTCCATGACTTCAAGACCGAGTTCTCGCTTCTTTTCCCATATTTCTAGAGTGTTACCTCCGATCACGGGGCCGCGCTTCCGCCACCAGTGGGACAGGCGGTCGAACCCCAGGCCGTCGATCAGGGTGAGGTCGTAGTGGGAAACCGGCGGGTACTGGGCCACGCGCTTCACGACGCCCTGCAGCATCGGCATGCAGGAGTGGTCCTTGGGGATGAACGCGACGTCGTTGCCCTGGCGGGTTAGATGGACAGCGAGTCCAGCCCCGTCGCCGGTCTCACTGACGATGGCGATCATCCGAACAACTTGCCACGAACCTTGTTGACCTTGTTCGTGACGCGGGTTTCTTTCTTGGCGGCTTTCGCCGCGATGCGCCCGGTGACCTTGGTGGTGCGCGCGGCCTGCTTGGCGGGCAGGGCATTGATGCGGCCCTGGACCTTGGCGGCCCTGTTCTCGACCTTGGTGTCCTTGCGCTGAACAGCCGCCGCCTTGCCGAGCTTGCCCTTGGCGGTGAGCGCGGCGCTGCGTGCGTCGAGGCGGGCGTCCTTGCCCTGTAGGTGAGTCTCCCGCTTGCCGAGCTTCGCCTCGCGCTTGTCGAATCGCTTGTCGATCCGGTTCGTCGCCTTGGTCTCGCGGTTCGCCGCGTTGATGGGAATCTGCGACTGACGGTGGGTCAGCTTGTTGAGACGGTGCGTCAGCTGCTGTGTCTTGTTGGGACCGGGGCCGTTGCCGCCCGCACCACCTGGACCGGCGTCGCCGCCAGTCCCCGCCGCCCCGGGAAGCGCACTCGCCAACGATGACGCTGGCGTTGCTCCCGCCCCAGCCGCCGTCCCAACACCCGTGAATCCGCCGCCCGCTCCGAGCGCGCCAGCCGGCGGGGCACCGCCCGTGGCGGGTGCCGGCAGACCCTGACGACCAGCCGGCTGCGACTGCTCGATGAGCGTCGGGCGACGCTCCGCGATGCGCTGGTTCATGATGTCGACCAGCTGCGAGAAGATTGGGGAGGTCGGCACAGCCGACCTACATCCCGACGTGGGTTGGTCGGTACTTGGACCCGAGCGCGGAGTGCCGGGACTTCCGGCGACCGCGGTGGTGCTCACGCTTCATGTGGCCGTCCTTGTGCATGAAGTCGGTGAGTTGCTTGTCGGACATCTTGACGGATGTCTTTTCGCCCTTGCGCTTCTTGGAGCGCTCGACCGCCATGAACTTGCGCTGCTTCTCGCTGCTGGCCGGCATCACATCACCTCGCCGGGGGTCTTGCGGTCCTTGCCGTAGGACGACTGGTAGAGCTTGGAGCGCAGGGCCTTGGTCAGGCGTTGGAGACTGGGGTGCATCTCCTCGCGCTTGCGCGAGTCCTTGAGGGCCGAGTCCGCCGCTGCGTTCTTGAGACGCGGGGGGGCCTTTTCAATTGGGTCGTGCCGCCCTCGACCCCTCGCGACACCCCCCGACTTGCTGCGGTGCGCGCCCTTCGGGAGGTGGGACTTCTTGCGAGGTCCCGACCCCCCGATCACTCCACCATGCATCACGGTGGTTTACGCCTTGCCCTTCGGCTCCCGGAAGACGCCCTTCATCTTGCCGGCGTTGAGCTTGCCCCCAGCGGCGGGTCCCTTGTGCGTGGGGACCTTGGAGCCGGACTTGCCGCCAGAGTAGTTGTTCTCTTCCTTGTTCTTGTAGCCGTGCGATTCGCCGTATCCCATGGGAGTTCCTTACTTACCCTGCGCTGCGGCCACGACGCCCTTGCCCAGCGAGACGCAGGACGGGACTTCGGCCAGACACGCGGGCGCGGACGACTGCACCTCGGCAGCACACCCCGCGGCGAGAGTGAGGTCGGAGACGAGCGACGCCGATCCGGCCTTGGAGCCGTAGGCCCCGCAGCCCGACGCAGCGACCGCGATGGTGAGAGCGATGAGCGTTTTCATAGCGATCAGGGTATCGAGGGAGGTCGGTGTGTCAAGCGTAACCGTTGTCGGGGGTGCCGGCTTTCTCCAGGATCGACACCCGGCGGTGCAGGTCCTTGAAGCGAATGTCGTCCACCATGGAGTGGCCGGCGGCTTCGGTGCGGATCACCGCGATGAGTTCCAGGGTTTTCAGGTGCGCCTCGTTCATCTTGTTGATCTGGTCGTTGACCTGGCCAACCCAGTAGCGGATCACGCCGGCAGCGCCGACGAGGCTCGCAATGGTTAGCGGGAAAGCGAAGTCGTGAAAGACGTCCATGGGCGGGGGCTCTCTTCCTCGCCGTAGACTTCGCGGCGGATGATATCGGGGTCGACACCCCGGTCGCGAAGATACCGGGCGAGGTGTTCGCGCTCGGCAGACTCGGTGTGGGCGCGGGGGCGCGGGGGGATGAACCGGCAGAGCGACGCGCAGCTGTCGATGAGGTCCTTCTGCATGGACATGGGGAAGGCGCAAATCTGGTCCACCAGGGGCGTCAGGTGGCGCGCGATGAACAGGCGACCGTTCCCCACGAGCGGCTGCAAGATAGTTCTAATTCTATAGTCCTTCTCGATGTTGCTGGGCTGCGGCACCTTCACGATAGGGAGATGTCGATTAGCACGGCGGGCATCTCGGGCGAGAGCATCGAGCCAGAGACCAGCAAGGCCATTAGATTCTCCTCCAAAGGACTTGACGCTCCACCGTGAACATACAGCGTACATCCGCTCGATGAGGTCATCAGTAGACACTCGGTCAGACCAGGCATCAACGATGAAGTATCGGCCAAGGGAGTCGAGTCCGCCGACGCAGATGGCGGCGCTGGACGCGACGCGCTTGAGGCGCGCGGAGGTTGCACCGGCCTGGCCGCCGTGCGGGTCAACGAACGCATACAGCGGTCGGATATCAGCGATGCGAAGGGTTGCCACCAGGGTTTCCGTTTCATCGAGGTGCTGGGACTGGGGTGCTCATTACGGTATCTACTGAGGTCATGTGACGCGGGCTCGGAATGCGAACTTCCGAAGGTTCTCTTGGACGTCAGGGTCAGTCAAGCGGCGACCGCGGAAGTCGGGCTGGTCGGCGGTGCCGAAGGTCGGGACGGTGAACTGGGTCTTGGCGATTTCCTCGTCGCGGTAGTCCTCGGTGAACTCGAAGGCGTCGCCCTCGATGTCGAACATCCGGAGGTCGGCGCGGTTGAAGTCGATCAGGTCGCCCGACACCACGCGGTTCATGTAGAGGAGATTGAAGCGGGGGCCGTACTCCTTCATCCACTGGTCGACCTTGTCGGCGGTGACGTACTCGGGCCAGATGAGGGAGCCGCGTTCGGTCACCGCGCGGAACCGGCGGTTGACGGCGACCGACGGGTCCTTCTCCACGTAGTGCGGCATGTCGTCGGGAGTCCAGTACGTCCCGGTGATGAATTCCAGGCCGTTCGGGGGGAGCAGCGCGCGGGAGTTGACGTGCCAGTCAATCGCCGTTTGCATGACCACGCTGCTGTTCGCCGCCGCCTCCGTCGTGATGTCGTCCTTGATGATGACGTTGGGGTGCTTGCCGGTGCGCGCCCCACCGACGCCCACGGCGTCGAGGCTGGCCTCCGCGAACTCCACGTCGCGCTTGATGATGATCTCGCCGTCGTTCCAGGTCTTGGCGTCGCGGCGCGGGTTCTCCCAGCAGACGTGGGGCCAGAGGCCCCGCAGGAGGTCGTTCCCCTCCATATGCGACTTCACGACGCGGAGGTTGCCCTTGGCCATGTCGTAGGACTCGCCAGCGAGCAGCACCCGGGTGTGGCCGCCCGGAACCCCGGGGAAGTATCGGTTGGTGTCCGCGGGCTGAATCCACATATGCAGCGGCAGGGTCCGCGGCACCAGGGTCGACTTCCCGTGGTCGCGGGGCATGAGCAGCATCTTCCGCTGCGGCGGCACCTTCTGGAGCCAGTCGCACACGGGCCGGTGCAGCGCCTGGGTGAGGAACGTGTACCCCAGGATTCCCACCGCGAACGTGAACAGGCTGCGCTCGGCTTGCAGCCTGAACGACTGAATGAACGCGGAGTCCGCGGCGGTCGCACCGGCTTGCCGGACCTGGCCGTTCGATTGGACAACCAGTTCAGGGGTCCCTGGGCCACTCATTACGGTATCTACGCGAACCGCACGGTGCGAAGCGCCTGGGCGTAGACACTGTCCCAACGGGCACGGCTCGGCTTGCCGGGACGCCACAGCGCGAGGTACTGTTTCCAGCCCTCATCTATGTCGCTCAGCGCCGGCAGCGGGTGGGGATACTGATACAGCAGGTCCCGCGCCAGCATCACCGCCATGTGGTCGCCCTCGATGGTCGCGAGGCCGTCGTACAGCACCTGGGTGTTCAACTCCCAGCCCAGTTCGCGCACCGCCTCCTGGATACGGTGGTCGCCGTGGATGACGAAGTCGTGGACGCCGCCGCCCTTCTCGAACTGCCAGAAGCCGTGCGCGGGGCCGTGGTGCTGGACCCGCGTAGCGAACCCGGATTCCTGCAGGCCGATCGCCAGCAGCATCGTCTCCGCTTCCAGCGACGGGAACGGGACGCCGAGCATGGTGTTCAACGGCGGCTGGATGATCTGCTGCAGGGCGTCAGTCGGTGTCATTCGGCTCTACCTCGATGTCGATCACCTGGCCCGTGCCCTCGTCTACCAACTTCTTCCAGGTCTCCATGCGGTCCGTGTCGATGTTGATGACGACCTTCGAGCCGCCAGATTGTGCAGCCGCGTTCGGCTTCGGAAGCTGACGTTCAAAGAGAGATTGTGTTGCTCGGAGCCGAAGGCTGGCGAACCCCGGGCTGTCGGGGATGGACCCGTCTCGGAACTCCCGCAGGACCTTCACCGTCTTGTCGATGTCCTCCTGGTCCATGAGCTTCGCCTCGCTGGCGCTCACCGCGAACCGCCGCTCGTACTCCGCGACCAGGGTCAGGAACAGCGGGGACTCCTTGAACGTCGCAACGCGCTGCGTCGGAACCCCGATCGCCTTCGCGATCTCGACCGCGGTGTACTTGTGGGTGGCCACCAGCATCGCGATCAGGTCTTGGGACACGGGGACAGCCGGGACGGCTGGGCTTCTCATTCCGGTATCTACTGATGCAGCGGGCCGTCGAGGCATACTACCGTTCTACTTCAACACGTCCCGCCGTACAAGCTCCCCGTTCAACGGCAACCACTCGCACACCCACGCGAAGCTCCCCATGTCCTGGGGGTCCCCCGGCACCCCGAGCCAGATGCGGGCCTCGCGCCGCAGGGTGTCGCTAGGCGACCTGGCGTCGCGGACCGCCTGGTTGACCACCGCGGCCCAGAGCGCCTTGGACCGGGGCTCACTCGACATCAGGTCCAGTAGATACCGCTCCCAGCGACTGCGATCACCGGGGTTCAGCGTCGCAGCCCTGTGGTGCTGATTCACGTTCCTCGGCATACCGGGGTTCTACCGAGCGAGACGGCCGCGCACAAGTGTGTCGAAACGATACACCCTGCCTCAAAAATTTGGCGCGTGTACACGAGGGTCTTCATGTATAATTTACAACCCCCCCGGGGGTGTCTACCGGGTTAGTAGTATCAACTGCTTGAAAACGCTGCGTTTGACGCACTGCTCGCGGCGTCTGGATAACTTTGGGGAACTCCAGTACTCCAGTGTCAGTGGGAATTTGCAGAGTGTATTCGCATACTTAGCGCCTGCGGCGCCTGCTAGCTTGCCGAAGGCGTTGGATTCTTCTCCGACCGGCCTCTCCGCGCTCCTCCGAGAGTCTAGTACTTTAGTAGTAGTACTTTAGTAGTATGTTCTCTCTAGAGCAGGGAGAGGCCGGTTCCCCGGAAATACTAACGCCTTAGGCATGATAGTTTTGTATGTCCCGGAAAACACTCGGGAATCGCACCGTATCGAGAATCATTCCGATTCCCCAAAGTTATCCCGAATTCCCCTGCTTCGCAGGCCAGTCGGAGTTCGATCCGGCCCGCGTGCGCGGCGCGAGCGCGCGAGCAAGAGCCGTGCCAACGGAACTTTGTAGAAAAATCGTGTAAATTGTAGAATATACACGGTTGACGCACCGCGGAAAATGAACGATTTCGGGCACTTAGCGTTTGGCACGTCGCATGCACTTGGAGCCGCTCGACCGCCGCGCTCCCCGGATGGGAGCAGAAAACAACGCCCGCGAGGGCAGGGAGGCAATCATGGCCATGGAAGCAACGGCAGCGAAGGCCGGTGGACTCACCGACGACGAGAAGATCGAACTAGACCGCTTGCGCGAGGAGAACGCCAAGCTCAAGGCGAAGGTCGCCAAGGGCGGCAAGCTCACCTGCAAGATCGGGGAGAAGGGCGGACTCTGCGTCTACGGCCTGGGACGATTCCCGGTCACGCTCTACCGCGAGCAGTGGGAACGGCTGATCGCCTTCGTCCCCGAGGTCCAGGCGTTCATCGCCGCGAACGCCGGCAAGCTCAGCGTCAAGCTCTAGACGCGGCACGCAACCGGGGGGCGGCCTTCGCCCCCCGCGGCTCGGAGGTCCATGATGGCAAAGTTCAACACAATCGGGCAGTTGGAGCACATCCGCCGGCAGTTGGAGCGCAAGCGCAGCGAGCAACGCGCAGCCGCGCGCCGCGCGAAGCGAGAGCCGCAGGTCTGGGCGTTCATGTGCGAGGTCGAGGACTTCGCCCGCGAGCACTACGCCAACAACCGCCACGCTGCCCCGGTGCGCTGATGGCCAGCGTCTACCAGCACGAAATCACCGTCCAGGGTACAGGCCCATTCCCGCTGGACATGCTGCGCTACGACGCCTGCTGGCCGCGGACGCAGTCTGCCGTAGACGCAATCCACGCGAGCATCCAGGGTCCGCGCATCACCGAGAAGGAGTACACGGTCGAACTCGCCTGCGTGAGCAACACCAAGCTCTCCTGCTGGGCGACTGAGCGATGGGCCTCGTTCGGCTGGGCAGTGATCGCCCAGCGAACCGACAGGGTAGGTGGCTGATGTACTACCTGTTGGCCTACATCGGACTGGTCGCCATCGCCTGGCGCGTGTGCGTTGCGCTTGTGCGGTCTGGCGACCGCAAGCCGCTGTACTTCGAGGCGACGTACGGGCCGTACGAGTACCATCGAGACTGGCCCTGCCAGTGCGAGATGTGCCAGGATGTCTGGCGCGAGGAGGTGATATCGTGATCCGGGGAATCGCTGAGGTCGTGGTGTTCATCCTCACGGCTTTCAACACAGTGGTCTGCGTCGGGGTTGTGCGTTGCTTTGCCAAGCTCGACGCCTTTCTCAAGGAGGTCGAGAAGTCATGAACATCCAGATCAACATGGTCCCGCCGTCCGAGATGCGCTACGCCACGGTTGGCGACTGGCAGCATCACGTCAAGAACGGCAAGCAGACCCTGGTTATCACGGTCGCGGATACCGGCGACAGCGGCAGCAACATGCTGGTTGCAATCCACGAGCTTGTCGAGGCGACGTTGTGCGACCAGAACGGTGTCCCCGAGTCCATGGTGGACAAGTGGGACCGCGAGCATGCGGACGCAGAGGAGCCTGGCGAGGTAAAGGGCGCACCGTACTTCGCTGAGCATCACATCGCCACGTCCGTCGAGATGATGCTTGCGCCACACTACGACCTCAACTGGGCAGAACACGAGCGCCACGTCGAGGACGCCAGCGACGCAGTGGACGAAGCTCTCTCGCTCAAGCGAAAGGACGGGAAGTAACATGCAAGACACCGCAGCCCCGCGAGGCCAAGCCCTTGTGGCCGCCCAGATCGCCGCGTACCAGCGCGGACTGGACGATGGTCGCAATGGCGTGTCGCTGAGCAAGGAAGAGAACCCAATCCACGTCTGGGCATCCTACGTCCGCGGCTACAACGATGGCCTAGACGACCGCCGCTACTGGCGCGAGTGGGCGGTCAAGCGTACCTCACAGAAAGGAGGTGCGGTTCAAAGCAAGATAGCGTGAGTCTACACGGACGCTGCATCGGAAAGGCGCAGCGTCCTTGGAGCACTCCCGCTCCCACAGGTGGAAAGTGAGGTAACATGGCTACCAAGCTGACGTACAACAACATGGAGGTCAAGCAGGAGGGCACGGCAATCGTGCTGCCCGAACGCATGGCCTACCAGGAAGCCATCGTGTGGATCACACGCAAGATGGAATCCGAAGAAGAGGTCGTCCAGGTCAGTCGGGAATACAAGTGCTTCCCGATGGACGGCGCAGCCGCGCTGACGCGCGCAATCGCCAAGGTCTACGGCTGGGCACAGGCGATGCCCACGGGATTCTTCGGAGAGAATCCCCCGCAGCAGGTCGAGGTCGCAACGGGCCACGACACGTACATCAGCGTCTCGTGGGGCGACCTCGCCATCCCCGACGTGGGCGTGGTCCGCACGGCAATCGGTCGCAGCCGTGAAGGCTTGCCGGTGTTCCGCCTGATGGCTCGCCTCAAGCAGAAGAACCGCGCCAAGCTCGAAGCCCTCTTCGAGCAGGTCCAGAACGAGGTCGACGCGGCGAGCATCTACCGCGGCAAGGCCGTGCGGTTCCGGTTCCCCAGCGACGACCCGGATGACTTCGATCCGACCGTCGCCCCCACGTTCCTCGACCTCAGTCGCCACAACCCCGACGAGGTCGTGTTCCCCAGGGACATTCAGCACCTCGTGGACATGACGCTGCTGACCCCGCTGCGTCACACACAGGTCCTGCGGGACCAGGGCATCCCGCTAAAGCGCGGCGTGCTGCTTGCCGGTGAGTACGGAGTCGGCAAGACCCTCCTGGCGTACAAGACCGCCCACGTCGCGGTCAACAACGGCTGGTCGTACCTCTACGCAGAGGCAGGCCAGTTGCGCCAGGCCATCGAGTACGGCTTGCTCTACGAGCCGTGCGTCATCTTCGCGGAAGACCTCGACTCCGCACTCGGCGGCCAGACCCGCTCCGACGCGGTCAACGACGTGCTCAACACCATCGACGGTGTGAACGTCAAGGGCCGCGAGGTCATGGTCGTGCTCACCACGAACCACCTCGACAAGATCAACCAGGCGATGCTGCGCCCCGGCCGACTGGACGCAGTGATCCGCATCCCGCCCCCCGACGCGGACGCAGCCGAGCGGCTCATCCGACTCTACGCCCGTGGACGCCTCGCAGCCGGCGAGAAGCTCATGGACGTGGGGGCACGGCTCGCTGGCCAGATTCCCTCGGCAATCCGCGAGGTGGTCGAGCGTGCCAAGCTCGCAACGATCACTCGCACCGGCAACGGTGACGAGAAGCTGACCGCCAGCGACCTCTTGCTGGCCGCCCACGGCATGCAGCATCACCTGGAACTGCTGCAGCCCCGGCCCGTCGACACCCGCAGCGACATCGAGAAGGCCGCAGGCGTGCTGGTCGAGGGCATCACAGCAGTCGAACTTCGCAGCAACGGCAACGGCCACGACCGCGACCCTCTCAACCTGGACGAACTCCCGTACACTCCGGGGTCGCTGGGCCTCACGTACCGCGAGTAGCGCGGGACAACCGGCAAGGAGGGACCAGGATGTCCATGGAGAAGATCGACAAAGACGAGGGGGCGAGGCGTCTCGCCAGCGGGGACCTTGTCCCGTTGACGTGCCCCCGCGAGGCGGCAGTGGACTTGCTGACCGCACTCTACGACCAGCCCGCTCTCAACCCGACGCTAGTCGGATTCGCACTCGCGGTAGCGGAAGCCCTCCAAGCCGCGAACAGGAACGCCAAGCGGGCCGGCAAGCAGCCCGTGTGGCCTCGGTTCACACCCGAACAGATGATCGCCAAGCTCGCAGGCGACGCCGGCATCCCGTCGGCAATGCTCAAGGCGGTCACAGAGGGCGACGTGAAGTGCCCAGGTTGCGGCGAGTTTCACGGCCCGCAAGGCTCCAACGGTGAGCCCGACTCGGCGGCAGACCAGTACGTAGACGAGATGGAGGCCCTACTCAAGGGAATGCCAGCGAGCGCCACCAAGCACTAAGTGCTTGCCCCGTGGGGAGTGGTGCGACACTCCCCACCAAGGAAGCACTCTCGCTTTCCAACAACCAAGGAGGATCACATGGACACAAGCAGCGCACACAAGGCGGCAGTCCGGGTACACGCGATGTTCCACTTGCCCCCGTGCCCGCCGAACGATAGCGTACTGACCGCTCTCGCCTGCGTGTTCGAGGACATGAAGTCCCATCTTCCCAGCCCGTACCTTTACAACACATGGGAAGTGTACCTCGACGCAGCCGCAGAAGTCCTCGACGCCCACGACCGCGTGGCCGCAGCGAGCACGCAGCCCGCCATCGTCCGCAACTACAGCCACCATATGCTGGTCGAGTGCATCCGGGAGTACTACAACGCCAGCCACCCGAGCATCTAGGCCATGCGCTACCTGGCAGCGGTTGCCCTCGGACTCGCGTTCGCGTATGTCATGGCGTCATGGCCTCTAACCTCGACTACGCCGCGTGGGAATACGGCCGAGCACGCCTGGCAAGATACAAGCTCAATCGGGTCCTGGGCCTGTATGGTGGGAAGCGCGATAGACCAGAATGGCTCAGCCGACTGGACACCGCCGTTTCTGCGAGATGCCGCGCTGCCCGAGGCGCATTGCTGCTAGAGTATGCACACACAACGCACAGTGTCACCGACTCCGTGGATCAAACCATGTTTGATCGCTGGGTTGAGGCGCATTGTGCGTAACGAGTGGGCTATGCCCACAGTAACCCGACGCGCTGCGGCGGGTATCAGGAGTCTAGGTGCTTACATGCGAACGATGCAACAGATCAACGCTACCCACGGGCCTGCGGTACTGCCCACTCTGCGGTGCCGACGTATGCGGCATGTGCTGGGATTGGCGTACTGCTAACTGCCAAGAGTGTGTGAGGAGGGACAATGCCACGCAAAACAGACGGGCTTCGCCTACAGTACGCCGAGGCGGTTGACTGGATTCCCGCATTCCCCGAGGGTACGTACCTCTCGATACGGGACTCATCCTACAACGTCGCGGGCAAAGACATACAGGGCGACAGGTATCCCATTGGCCTAATGCTTCAACTAACCCGCGACCAGGCCGTCGAGATTTTCACGCAGTGCTTCCCGCCGGAGAAAGGCCGGTGTTTCACCTTGGAGGTACACCCGAACGACGACCGCCAGTACTACGGGACATTCCCCGACGGCGTGCCGATAGACTTCTACGGGCTCAGCGACGAGTGCTGCACGATAATCCGCGAGTACAACAAGAAGTGCAAGATCAACGCCGAGGCAACCGAGGATAGCGAGTGCAAGCTCTGCGGATGCGAGTGCTCCGACTGCGCGTGCGGCACGGACGGGGGCGGCGGTTGCTCAGACTGCGACTGCAACAACGACCCGAGTTACTGCAACGACTGCGAGGACTCGCCGTGCGTGTGCGAGCCCGACGACGAGGACGACCCCGACGAGCCCGACGGATTTCGCGAGTCTTGCGGCTGCATAGATTGCGTACGCTACCGCACCAAGCGCGACGGCGAGCCCGACGAGTTTCCCGAACTACCACCCGACCCCGAGGAGGAATCTGATGAAAGTTGAACTGACAGGCAGGAATGTATCCCACTTGCTGACCGCGGGACTGACCGCAGTCTACGCCCGGTCGTGCCCGCCGGCCCACGTAAACGACCTCATCACGGCGCTTTGCGTACTCTCCGTGCAAGCAGGCGTGCCGAACGACAAGTTCGAGCGCCTGCTCGCAGCCGCGAAAGCCGGCGAGATGCCCGACGACCTCGACGGCCTAGGCATCGAGGACGACGAGCCCGAGGCGACCGGCTGGGACAGCTACACACCCGGCAAGAAGGGACCGATCAACAGCCTATGATCCGTCCGAGAACCGTGGGCGAACTGCGTGAGTTTCTCCGCAGTTTTACCGACGAGTGTCCAGTGTACCATTTTCAATTCGAGGGTGAGGACGGCGAGGTCAACGCATACACAACCGTCGAGGTGACATACACCATCGAGGACGGCTACGGAGCCGTCCAGATCAGTCCAGGCGATCACCTAGAAAGGCGACCCCATGAGTGACGACAGCGCAGCGTCCCAGCTAGCCGGTGGTCAGGGCTCCATCACCCGGCCATCGTTGACGGGGCAACCTCCCTCCGCTGGGGCGTTGCGCCGTCGGCGCTCAGGAATTGACCCTGTGGACGGACGCCTGTGGTTCAGCGACTCGGCGCTTCGCGCCGTGGCCCGCTGTGACACGGAAGCGGCGTTGAAATACGCGCTGCGCCGTACAACCATCGGTGAGTCAGTAGCTCTGAGCGTCGGGATCGCGGTCCATGAGGCCGACGCAGTGTTCATGAAGGAGGGATCAGTAGATACCGCAATCACAGCCCTGCGTGCTGCGTACGACCGGCTGGAACTCACCGGCATGGCAGAGGTCACGCCCAAGGGGTATCCCGAAGGGCGGACCATCGGGAACGTCGCGCGGATTTGCCGCGAGTGGTGGGGCCGGCGGCGTGTCGACGTCCCGTATGAGATACTCCCACAGTGGGTCGAGGTGCCGTTCGCTGTGCCGCTGTCCGACATGCCGGGTGCCCCTGTGTACTTCGGGGTGATCGACTCTATCGTTCGCAGCAAAGCCGACGGGTACCTCTACGTGCGGGACCTCAAGACCACAACCAAGCGGCTCGACGCCTGGTGGATGAAGCAGTTCGTCAAGTCCACCCAGGGGTCCGGCTACGTGTGGGCGGCGAACGTCTCCCTTGGGGAGCCCATCGCGGGCTTCATCATCGACGCGCTACACCTGGGGCATCTCCCCGGCAGCGACCGGGCCTGCAAGGCCCACCCGGGGCTCAAGTTCGCGGACTGCGGCCACCTTCACATGGAATCCACCCTCGCCCACTTCTCGCGTACGCAAGACGACGTCAACGAGTGGAAGCGCGACGCGCTATTCTTCGCCTCCGACCTGGACGAAACGATCCGCTTCACCACCACCTTCGAGGAACTCCTCGAACAGCCGATGCGCGGCATGTTCGCCGGCATCTGCCAGAACTGCGACTTCTTCGACTTCTGTGACGCAAACCGCAACCCCAACATGGGACGCATCATGACAGTAGAAATGGAGGACAGATGAAACAGTTTACCTACCGAGTCACCTACGTGGCTGAGTTCACCGTCAAAGCCGAGGACGAGGACCAGGCCAGCGACCTCGCGAGCAACCATGCCAGCAGCGGCGAGTCGTGGGTGTCAAACGACGACCCATGTGAGTCCTTTAGCGTCGAGCTAGAGGAAGTGGAGCTAACCGACACCGAGGACCTCGATGAGCCCCTGTTCGACCTCGGCATCAGCTTCATCCAGCACCCCGAGAACACTCCCAACATGGGCGTGGTCCATTTCGAGGATGGTGACAAGCGATACTTCCTGCGCTACTACGTTCTGTCGCCGTCCAACTTGGAGTTCGTCGGCGGAAAGGAAGCCGTCGCCGCATGAAGCTGTCCCTCCCCCTCATCCACTGCATCGCCATGTCGCCGCCGCTAGGCGGCAAGTCCACCTTCTTCGCCACCTGGGTTGAGTGGTTCGCCAAGCACACCAAGAAGCCGACGCTCATCCTCGGCTTCGACAAGCAGACCAAGTTCGATCCGTACCGGGTGCTGGGCAACAAGTACGACCTCTCCGTGGGCGAAGTCGGCCAGCCCATCACCCGCATCCTCCGCGGTGACACGATGTTGTGCCAGATAGAACACTTCGTGGACGACGACCCGCGGAAGCCCCACGCCTACGCTCAGTACATGGACCGCTGGAACAGCATCAAGGACGACGTCAACCTCCACGGGAAGTACGGTCTTGTTCTACTGGACAGCACGTCGTTCCTAGAAACCGCGTCCACCTGGCACAACCAGTACCTCAAGTACCCGCACCCCGACAACGAGCGAAAGTACGGCTGGAACTCGTTCGTCACGAGGGACCTCCGGGAAGTCCTCCACGGCCAACTGACGTCCCTGACGTGCCACGTCGGCGTCGCCGTCCACATCCACATCAGCCCCGACGAAGGCATCGAGGGCATGGCGAAGAACCCACACGTCCCCGGCCAGTTGCGTCCGCACCTCGCTGGTGCCTATAACGCGGTGGTGCGGATTTACGAGGAGGGTGGGCAGCGCGTATTGCAGACGTCCATGCGGGACGGCTATGCCTGCGGCACGTCGGCCATGATCGACGCGCCCGATCCCTGTGCCCCCACGTTCGAGTCCTTCATCTCGAACATCATCCGTAAACAAAGAAAGGAACAAACTAGTGCAAGTGAATGATCCCCACAAGTTGACGAAGCTGCGGCTCATCAACATCGGGATGCTCGAACTCGATGGACGCCCCATGGTGGCGTTCCTCGTGGGTCCGTTCCCCAAGCCCGCCAAGATTCTCAAGCGCAAGACTCTCAAGGCCACCAAACCGCCCCCCGTCGTCCCCGCCTCCGGGGTCGTCTACATTAGCCCCGCAGACGTGGACCGCCTCGTCAACATCATCCACGCCTCCAAAACCCTCGCAGACAACGCGAGATAGAAAGGAACTATGTCCACACCTGCATACCTCGAAAACATCCGCACCGGCAACATCTACGAGACCGGCTCGTACCCCGTCGACATCGAGGACTGGCGCTTCGATGAGCGGACCAAGGCGTCCGGCATCAAGCAGTTCACCCTCGTCGGTCGCTTCCGCAAGGACAGCCCCAAGTACGCCAACCGGCAGTGCTGGGTCCGCTTCCTCGTCGGCTCCAAGGTCGACCCCGACGGCCTGGACCCCGCAACCCAGGAGCGCGGCGGCGACTTCAAGCGGCTCAAGGAAATCCTGGAGTCCACGAAGTCCGTCCAGAACGGCAAGTCCTGGGAGGACCAGCTGGTCGCCACCAAGGGCAAGGCCGTCCAGATGCGGGTCCAGTTCTACCTGGACGACGGAGTCCGCAAGGACGCCAACGGCAACCAGTACATCGACCAGGAGTACAAGGGCCGCGAGCAGAACCGCTTCTACTTCGGCAAGCTCCGCAACCAGCCCGCGCAGGCCGGCAACGGGGTAGATACCGCAGTCAGTGGCCGAGTCGTCGGTGAGGTGACTCCGGTCCAGCCCGCAGAGGACATCGAGGTCTTCGATGACTAACGGGCAGGTCGAACACTACTTCTCGAACCCCAAGAACGCGGCCAAGGCGGGCCACCTGGGGGGCAAGGCCCGGTGGGCCAAGGTGAGGCGCGAGAAGCGCCTCGCGGAACTGCTGGCCAAGGAGGCCAACGGCAACGGCCACGCCTCCCACAACACCTACGTCAAGGACCCGGAGTACGTCTCGTACGGCCTGCCCGTCGACACGGTGCCCAGTCCCGCCAAGACGAGCCGCCAGAAGCTCTACGACTTCGTGCGCCAGAACAAGGGCAAGTGGGTTCCCGTGTACTGCAAGGACGAGCGGTTCGCCAAGTCCCTGCAGATGATTGCCGCCGGCAACGGGTTCAAGACCGCGGTGCGCGGCAAGGCGCTGTACCTGAAGGTCAAGTGAACGACCTCGGAAGCACCATCGCGGGCGTGCTGGGCCTGGGCATTCTGTTCTGTGTCCTGTGCGTAGCCTCCCTCGGTGCGGTGATGTTCGCCTCACTCACCTTCCGCGTCGTGCTGTTCAACTTCCAGTACGCCCTGTGGTACTTCGGCTGGCGGGAGAAGGTCAAGGATAGCTGGGTCGCATGACCAAGACCATCAAGTACACCTGGAAGGACGGCCACTCTGAGGAGGTGGTCGTCCCCATTCACATTCTCGACAAGGCCAAGTCCGGCGACGAGACCGCCAAGGCCCAGATCAAGCACGCAGCCGAGCAGCTGCGGGCACGCCACGCCCCGGCGGACACCACACCCACAGGCGTAGGCGACAGCCCCGAGGACTCCCTCTCATCCTCCATCATGTGTCCAGTCTGCAAGGAGGTGCTAACCTTGGGCACCATCAAAGAGCACGTTGACGTCTGCCACCGGGCGTTCCTCGAACGGCTCGCACGAGACGATGATCCGTTTCCGGGACGGAAGGAATCGGTCCTGGGGCACGATCCGCGAACAGGAGAGAAGTGACATGCGTACAGCAATCTTTCTAGGGTTGGTTTCGATTTTCATCGCGGCGCGCGGAAGCGCCGAATGTCTGCCCGATCAGGCGTACTGTGACGCAGCGCCAGGGGATTGCTGTGCGGGCCTGGCCTGCGTCAACCACCGCTGCCGGGGGGAGACGGTCACCACGGTGACCGCCCCCACCACCACCTCGGAGGTCGTCGTTACAACTACGAGCGAGCCATTGCCGCCGACGACCTCCACCACCCTGCCGGTATCCAACATCGAGTTCCCCCTGCGGTTCCCGGCGGACGCGCTGTCGCTCTCCCGCCCAGCAAACACCGTTCTACTGGACCCCCGCGACGGGTCCCCGGCCACCGAGTACGTCCGCTTCGTGGAGTCCATGCAGATCAACTGGCAGTACCTCCCCGAGGTCATCAACGCCTACCCGCCGGGGGTTCACCTCGACGTGGTCGCAATCCAAGACACCGTCTCTAAGTTCGGCATCAACTACGTCATCCGAGGCGGCGACACCTACGAGTGGTTCCATCCAACATACGAATGGTACATCCCCCGACACATCATGCAGCACCTCGTAGACGCGGGCGGCAGCGCCCCCATCACCGCACCGTACGTCCAGCCCGACGGGGAGCCCCTCCACCTCGGGGCCACCGCGGGCCGCTTGGATCAGCTGCCGGGGACCCCGCTAACCCCCCTGCAGTGTGCCGCCCTCGACCTGGCCTCCGAAGCCCACGACAAGCAAGCCTTGGCGTACATCGCCGGGGACGAGGCCCTCGCCGCCTGGTGGGGTACCCAAGTCCTCCCTGACCAAGTCGCCTTCGAGTACACCGCGGCCAGCCTAGCCGAGGAACAACTGTTCACCCTCATCTTCACGGGCCACATCAACCTCGACAACACGACCAACATCCCGCTCACGCGAGGCGTCATCGCCGCCCACATGCGGTGGCACACGGCCTTCAACTGTGGCACCGGCCTGCCCCCAGACCGTGACGCAATCCAGCGCGCGATGCTCGACCACGCCGAGTGGCACTTCTGTCGCGCGATCCATCGTCCAGATGTTGTGTTGCGGACCGTCTGCAACGGCAACATTGACGACTGCCCACGCATGACCTGCGACGAACTCGCGGCGACTGCTGGGTAATCCACAAGAAGGGAGAAACTACCTCTCGGAAGCATCGGGCCTGGTGGAGCAGGTTGACAGGGT